TGGGAATGTCAAGAAGTGCTTTGCCAGGTTCTGTTCGATCAATATCAGAATCTTGCCGCCACATTTCAAGTAAATCATCAAGTTGTTTCATATAATACCTCCTATTGGAAGTATATCATAATTCAGTTAAATGTCAAAACAATTTTTCAATATCGTAGTATTCATACCGAAATGTAGCATCAGCAGTAATTACCGTATCTGGTGAATCAGAAGCGTTCATCACAAAGGTAGACAATGTGGTAGGAAAACAATTGCGAAATTTAAATCGGTAGTATTCTTTATTTGAAGATGACAATAGGGTAATTGTCGCATCGGCAAATTGTGGAAAGTTTTGTTTGTATCCAGCAATACGATTGAGTTTTGGTAATTGTTTGTACTCACTATACTCTGTAGGAAATGTCATTGCACGAATCCAATCGTGTATCTCTTTCCATCCTTGCAATTCCTCATCAACAAAAAAAGTAACATTCAATAAATCGTAAATGGCTTTCTCACCAGGTGAGTAGATATCAACAAGTGGGTTGACAAGAACAGCTTCTGATAATGAAATACCAGGTACGCTGACCGATTGACAAAAGTATTGTAGATTTGGTGCCCGAGAAAAGTTTAATAGAAACTTATTCGGCTGTAAGAAATTAGGATTAGTTGGATTGCGATTAATTGCTGTCATATAGTTTTCTTGATATGAAGACCAATATCGATGATCTGTTCTTTTTCTATCATACCAATAATTCTGTTTGTAAGTGTTATTTCTTGTTGAATAAATGTCATTTTCAACCTGAGTTCATCAAGTTGTTGATTGTAGAAATCTAACTCTTTCTGTTTTCTTTCTCTGATATTGAGAAGATCAGAGATCATCATTATTTCGCTCATAGCATTATTTATGTGTAAAAAAAAGAGGGAACCGAAGTTCCCTCTCTGTATTTGGTGTCGTATTTTTTATTATTGTTATGACACCTAACGATCTTACATAAGGTTTGTAATCTTGAAAGCACGATAATAGTTATTCGAAATAACATTACGTCCACCAAGACCTTGTGAAGTACCTTCAGCGAATGGGTTTGCAACCATGCCGTAACGGGTCTTAAATCCAATTTTTGGTTGGAATGTACCAGTATCAACAGCACGAACCATTTGCAGAGGAACGTATGGGCAATAGAACAGACCTGCATCATAGGCATTCGAACCTTTGTAACCAACGACAGCAAACTCAGCAGACGAGCTAACTGGGAAGTAAGGATCAATATAGACCTTGATACGGCCAAAAAGTGTACCAGCAAAAGTATTACCAGTATCGTCAACGGTAAGATTAACTTGACCTTGAAGTGCAGAGTTGTAGTCAAGAATACCAGCCATTGCAAGAGCAGAAGCAACATCAGACGAACAGATCATGATGTTACCTTTTCCTCTACGAGTAAGCTTGGCAATTGCGTTTGCTTCACGCTCGATTTGGAAGGCAAGACCTTTAACTTTTTCAACCATCCAGCGACCGTTGGAGTCGGTGTCAAGGTTAAACGTACCAGAAGTTGTAGTACCAACTTGGCAACCAACTTTAGCAGTCGAGTAGATCGTGCGAACAACTTCACGATTGATCTCAGCAAGGATCTCAGTCGAAAGAATGTTAGCAAGTTCTGTTTCAGCGTCAAGACCATGAACTGCCTTGAGGTCTTGTGCAAGTTCCATCGAATACTCAGCCTTCAGAGCACGGGTACGAGCAGTTACCGTAACTTTTTCAATCGTAAATGCCATTTCTTGAAAGGTGTTACCGGCATTGCCATCACCAAGAGCTTCTGCACGACCTGTGGTTGTTGATGTATCACGAGAAGCATGAACGGTGTTAGCAAAAACGTTAAGTGTTGCAGAGGTGTCAGCGGCCAAACCAAGGGTAAATGGACCAGCAGCAGCACTACCAGCAAACGAGACATTTGCCTCATCGTAGAAAGCTTCGTCTCCACTTTGCGAAGTATACTTGGTACGCATTGCAAAGATAAGACCTGTAGGACCTGTCATTGGCTGAACGCCTGCCACATCATAAGCGATGAGGTTAGGAAGCGAACGGCGAACGAGAGAGATAAGAATTGGATCAAAACCAGCAACTGGGCCAGCAGCCGCAGCACCACCACTAAAACCGCCTGTGTCAGCGAAGTTTGTTGGCGATGTTTCTTGAAGCATACCAGAAGCTTTTCGCATCTCGTTAGCCTGATTCTCAAGAATTACAGCCGTAACGGCTTTACGATATGGGTCAGAAATAGAAGGAAGGTCTGGGTGATCAAGCACGCCTTCCCATTTCCTTTGAAGTTGTTCGGACAAATACATTTAAATCTCCTTAGTTTTTGTTTTAATTAGAGTTTTGTTTTAGAAATTGCTTTAGAAACTGCGGCAACGAAAGGATCATGAATGTCAACTTTCTTGTCGTCAGGATCTTCTACCGTTTCGTGAAGTTGCTTTTCTTCAGCCTTTTTCACACCAGATGGAAAATAGTTCTCACGAATGGTTTCAAGCTTCTCTGTATATTCATCCTCTGTGGAGAATTCAACACTCTCTGCGAGTGATTTGATTTTTTCGGCTTGTGTATCGGTAAGACCTTCACATACTGTTCGGGTAATTTCTGTTTTAACTGATTCAATGAGCGCCTTCTTGTAATCAATATTACGCTCAATTTCTTCATCCAGTTTGCTTTCAAGTTCTTCAACTTTCGTAACGAGTTCATCAACAAGGTCAACTTTCTCAGACGGAACATCGATGTAATGTTCTGCAAAGAGATTACGAAGACCGGCAATGAATTCTTCTGTAAGTTCAGCACGAAGACCAGATTCAATGGCAATGGCATTTTCTTCCATCCATTGCTCAACAACATAGTTGAGATAGTCATCGACTTTTTCGGTAAGATCAGCTTTGATACTCTCAACTGTTTCTTCTAAAATGCTAGCATATTTTTCTTCAATTTCTTCTTCAAATTGTTGAACTCGGTCAAGAACTCGAGCTTCAAAAATCGTAGTTACTCTCTCTCTGAAATCTTCTGAAAGAGTTTCACCCGCAAAGATAGCATTGATATCGTCTTCAAAAGAAAGTTCTTCTTCAGCGATAAAATCTTCATCTTCTTCTACTTCTTCCATTTTGGCCGAAGCAGCAGAAGGTTTAGTAGAAATAGAAGCTTTATTCTTTGCAGAATTGTCTGGTGCTTTACCAGATGCATGAATCTTATTTGAATCATCATCAGGTTTAGAATTTTGTGGTGTTGGACCACCAAGGTCTTCTACCTCAGAACCTGGTAGTTTGTGCATTGGCTCAGCAGCGGCCGATCTCTTGCTATTCGCAAGAACTTCTGCTGCGGCTTCCATTAATTTATTTGTTGCCATTAGGAATCTCCTTATGATTTTTTATTTATAATTTTAAAGTTTTCGTAGGTAATTTTCGAATATTTTTAGAGCGACTCCTTCAATTTGTGCTTTGGAAGCTCTCTGAATTGTCTTTTTGGTTTCTTCAAATTGTTTTTCCATAAACTTACCATCAACAAACATCCATTCTTTGTTTTCCATAATGCCGTTAACAAAAGCACCAGGTGCAGATGGATCAGCAACAATATCAGCCGCCGTTGCAAGACGAAGGTCATCCTGAACAAGATTATAACCTTCTTTAGTTTGAACCAATGATCCTAAAGCTCTTGAAGAAACACCTACACCAACATCATTAACAATGAAGTTTTTAACGATTTGACCATATGGTGTGTCAAGAACTAAAGCTTTACCTTTAAAAGTATTACCATCTTCTGAGAGAGAAATAATTTTATGTGATACTCTCTCAAGGTTGATCGATGGTGTGTCTGGGTGACCTAGTTCACCAAGAGCTCGATTTGATTCAATAAGTTCTTTTGTATAACGAGCAACCTCATTACGCAGAGTATCCATTTTATACATGCGATTGTTTTTATTAACGGCATCACCAACTAAGAATGTGCCCTCAATGTAAAGTTTTTTGTTACCGTTTTCAGATTCTTCAGTAAGATACTTTATATCTTCTACGGTTTCTCTGATCAGTTTCATTTTAGATACCTGTAAGTGGAGTTGTATAGGTTGTGTCTTTTGTAACTTCAACGATTGCACTACCACCAGTTACGATAGTGACAGCAATATTTGCAGTCGAATTGTTTGCGATAATATGACCAGAATCAGATGGTCTCATATCACCAGATCCATGAAGTGCTAAAACAGGCACACCATCTCTTGTGATTGAAATAGAACCGTTTGTTGACCACATTACTCGTTTGATTGATGCAGAGTTGACGGTTTCATTTGCATCTTTAGCAAGTTGTGCCAAAGTTACATTGGCAGTTCCAGCATCAACAACACGAATAATTGATGCTGATCTAAGTGAGTTCGTAATTTCAAATGGCATTTTATCTTAGTCCCATTGAGGTTCGTCTTCTCATTGACATTTTTCTTTTTAGCAATGATCGGCGAAGTTTAGCTCTTCTAGTTGTTTTCCATGATCGCTTCAGTAAGCGAGCTTTTCTTAATCTTTCTGTTGCAGGTATACGTTTTACTGTATTACCTGAAATTCTATAACCTTTAATACCAGATCGTCTAACATTCTTTTGAACTACAATACGACCTTTTGCATTACGCCGAATTCTTCTGCGAATACGGTTAATTCTACCCATCTTGATGATGTTTGGATTTCTCTTGGCCTCATCAAGCTCTTCTATTTCTTCATAGTTATCTGCCGCAACATAACGTTTTGCTTCAGAAAACCTTTTTTCTACGATACTACTTAGATGAGCAAATAATTCTCTTTTTGCTTCTTCTAACTTATTTGCAGCAATAAGCTCTATGAATCTCATTTTGCTCTTTTGAAAGCAAAGTCAGCCGCCTTGGCTAAATGTGCAGGAGATTTATGAACCATGTCTGCAAACTTCTTTTTATTGTCGTCATTCAAAGCCTTATGAACCTGTGTAATTGCTGATGCTGTATAGTGATCAACTTTGCGAGTTGAACCATCTGCAAACTTTACTTGATTTGCCTGTTTATCATTGACAATCTTATGTAGTTGATCCATTACCGCTTCTTCTAATTGAGTTTCTTCTGCCTGAAGTGGTGTTGAAGATACATTAGGACCATAAGGTATTGAGAAATACTTGTCTAACTTTTGATTATAATACAACGCCATCTTTACTTTATTTGGAAAGAGGCGAATGGCTTTTCTTTTGAGAACAAGAACAAAAGGTGGATCTTTTGGTAGATCAGCTGTTTCTTCTGTAATCTCAAATTCTTCTTTCATCTCTGGATCAATTTCATCACCAACTTTGATACGATGCGCTCTTACTTTGCGACCAGATGGACCAATTTTGTAATCAGCAGTATCAATAATTTTTTCTTCAAGTTCTTCTCTTACAGCACGCCGAGTTTGTTGAAAGATTTGTTTGTTACTGGTAATCAAATCGACCATCTTATTGAAAAGATTTTGAAGAATCATACGGTCAGCATTGTTGAATACTGGCCGTTCTTCTTTCATCTTATCTAGAATTTTATGAATACGCTGAAGTTGTGCTTTGTTCGCCAGACCAGCACGAACAAGCATATCGAACTTTGCGTAGTCCGATTCTTCTGTGAGTATTTTGAATTCTTGTAGTGATTTCATTTATTTTGTCAGACGGTCAACTGCACGACCAATACCTTTATTAACTTTCTTTTTTAACTTTTCATAACCCTTCAATTCTCTACCAGGTTCTGCCATCTGATATCCAACTTCAATTTGTGGAAGTTGTTTGGTTCGCTTCTTAACATAAGAACCTAAGGTTGATTTTGAAAGTTCATCAAGTTCTTCAACTTCTTCTTTGTAATTATCATATTGTCTGTGAACCGAATCTACTGCTTTATGACCTTGTTTACCAAATTTTTTAATCATTCGGCCACTTTGAGCAGATTGTTTGTTTATCTCTTTATCATCTTCAGTATCATAAGCCTTTTGGGCACGTTTTTGATATGCTTTTTTTGCCAATCCTAAAGAGATTTCATCAAGTTCTTCAAATTCTTCTTTTGCAAGACGGTCAACTGCACGACCAATACCTTTTGTAACTTTTGACTTATACTTTTTAACCATTCTGGCATCACTATCAGATGGTGCCATTTGATAACCAACTTCAATTTGTGGAAGTTGTTTGGCTCGCTTCTTGACATATTTACCTAAAGCTTGTCTACCAGCAGGTGTATCGCCAATCTCATCGAGCTGTTCTAATGCTTCAAGATAGAGTTCTTGGTCTTCGTCAGAGAGTTCTTCGAATTCTTCTTGTGTCAGAAGTTCATCTTCTTCAATTTCTGAATCAGCAGTATCTTGCACTTCTACATCAAGGTTTTCACCATAAATTGTTCGTGCAATTTCTTGTTTGCGAGCATCAAGAGCTTCAAATGCTTTTGAAGAAAGCATATCGGTCAATGTATCTTTTGCTTCACCGGCTTCACCAGCAGCAACTTTTTGAATGAATAATTGAGCGTCCATCTTAGTTCCTTTTTAGAATTAGTTATCTATTTATGACAGAAAGAAATCGTTGTGTTTGTCTATCTAAATCGGGTGTAGGTGATTCTGTATTTTCATCTTGAGTATTATCAACAGGAGGATACTCATCAGGTGACGGTGGTGGTTCTTGTGGACCACCCATCACCGGTGAACCTATACCTTGATCTTGTTCTTCTTCCATCTCTTTGTCCATGCGTTCAACTTCTTCATCAGTCATACGAAGAACATTTTTCTTTACCCAATGGCCAGAGTAATAACGACCTAAGAACGGATCAATCGTTGCCAAAAGTTGCAACCTTGAAGTAAGAAGTTCAGAATCTTGAAGTTCTGTGAAGTGATTGTCTTTCTTATAGTCGTAGTAAATCTTTTCTTTAAATTCTTCCCATTCTTCAGAGGTACAAACACCTTTGAGAACAAGTTGCGTTTTAAGTGCAAGGTCAAAGATTTGTGAAAACTTATTACGAAGCCTTGTGATAAACTTCATAAACTTGACTTCATCTCTGGTCACTTCTGTTGAACGACCAAGACCAATCATACCACCTTGTTGTGGTTCTAAACGAGAGATTGGTACATTGAGAGCCTGAAGTAATTTCTTTTGAAAGTATTTTATATCCTCAAGTTCACCAAGGTTCTGACCAGCAGGTAATGTGGTAATCTCTGTACCTTTACCACCTTCACGGCGAGGTAACCAAAAATCTTCAAGCATCGACATGTGTTTACGGTCATCTCTCAACTCACCTGTAGATGCATCATAGACCATCTTGTTACGGTACTTGATCATCACATCACGCAAATATTGTTCGGCCTTACCTTTTGGTAGATTACCTACGTCAATGTAAAAGATTCTACGTTCTGGTGCTCTTGAGATACGATAGATGACCACCGCATCTTCAATCATTCGTAACTGATTAAGTGGTTTAATTGCCTTGTGTAGATACGAGATAACAAATGTATTCTTTGCATCCATCATACCAGAGTTAACATTGATGATTGAATCTGGTGCGATACGAACGCCTTGATTGACTTGTGCTGAATATGTTTGCGTTGTTGTGCCACGGTCGTTGTAGACATAGTATTCAGCAATTGAATCTATAATTTGTGCGCCAGTTTTTGGATCTCGGCCTTTTTTAATTTCTCTTACTTTGCGAATCTTACGAGGATCGATGTACCGAAGTTCTTTGATGCCTTCTTTTGGATTCTTTTCATCCACCACCACTTGAAAATAAATTCGACCGTCAATATACCAACGTTTAAAAAGATCATCAGCTAGATTACCAAAGTTTAACATTTGAAGAACATTTTCAAATTCTTCATGAATCTTTTTCTTGATAGATGCTGGTTGATCAAGTTGATCTGTTACAATATCAACAGTTCGACCACTTACATCGTGTGTGATTGCTTCGTTTACAATATCGTCAATGGCCTGATCCAATTCTGGATGATTAGACATTTCTCGATATCGTGTAATGAGTTCTAGTTCATTGCGAACAGCACCTTCAAGATCAATGTAGGTGCCATAGTATGCATTTTGAGTGACGGTAACTGCACCGTCATCCATTGATTCGGTTGGAAGCGTAAACGAAGGTTGGTCAGGAGCTTGCTTCTGAACAATGTCTTGTTTACCAAGTGTAAAACCAAAAAGTTTTATGGCTATTTTAGGTGCCTCTCATTCTATAAAAAAGATTAGAGGGAAGAAATTCCCTCTAATACTTAGATCACCGCTGTTTCTACAGATTCCCACCATTGATAAGCGAGAGTGATTGAAAACTCCTCAATCGTATCGTTTGATCCCCAATCTACATCAATAGGTGTTAAATCAGTTGGAAAAAGACCAATGAACTTATATCTCTTGAGTTCATCACCAGTTTTACCAAACTGAGTAACCTCACCATCAACAGTATAACCACCTGGTGCCAGAGCAATTGGATTACGCACGTTTAAACTATGAGAATTAATACCGTTCATCCATCTTTCGAAGGCGTTACGGATTACAAAATCTTCATCGTTAATAACTGTAAGCGTCCAATCTGCAAATGTTCTGTTACCAACAAATTTTAGTTCACGGCCAAAATACTGTACCGGCACAACTCCAATAGTAGAACCTGGAAGTTGTGCTGTTTTACACATGAATGTAAGTTTTGTTTGTGCATTTCCCGGCGCAGAGAAGGCAGGGAAGGGCATAGAAACTTCAAATAGATTAGGACGAGCACCGTCTCCAACCATCTGACTTCTAAATTCGTTGACTGAAAATGCCATTTATTTTTCTCCTGTTTCTCTATTTATTAGAATTGCCCAACAACTTCTTCAAAACTTACGCCACTTCTAACAGCAACAAAGTTGAGCTGAATGAAGTTGATCGAGCGAACTGGTTTGATATAAATGTCGCCAATAAATTCGTTGCGGTCAATAATTTCTTGTGTGTTATTTGTTTCATCACAGACAACACGGAAATCAGTAATGCCACGGCGACCAGCAACATCACGCAAATATGGTTCAACAAGATTTACAAACTGAGCCCTTGTAAATTGGTCATTGAATTCAAACAGCGAGAATCTTGCAGCACGAGCAATGGCCTTTTCAACTACGATGAATAAACGGCGAACATTGATTCGATCAAAGGCCGATGGTTTTGCCAATAAAGTTTTGTCACCAAAAAGAACTGTACCTTCACCAGGGAAAGAAACAATTGGATTGATGCCTTTTACATAAAGATCATCACGATTTGCTTTTGTTGGATTCCATGCAAGTTTGATAACATTTTTGATGATACCACGATTCAAACCACCAGGTGAGAACCAAGGATCTCTTTCAAGGTCTGTTCTCACACAGAGACCAGCCACATCACCGTTCAATGGTACCCAACGATATGTGTCGTTATATTTGTCAAACTGATATTTCCAGTTGCTGTCCATAACTGCGTAGGAAGTAGAAGTCAATAAATCACGATATTCAATGATATCAGAAGATTCGTTGCCTGCGTTATAAACACAATCTGCTTTTTCTGGTGACAAGAAGACCAAACAATCTTTACGAACTTCTGCAATGTTACTAATCAGATGTGTCGCAAGAGTTTGACCAGCAGGACCAGAAATAACCAGAGAAACATCAACCGAATCAGCATCAGCAAATTGATCGTATGCAGTAATGAGTTCAGCGTTACCAATTGTACCATCGGCTCCAGCGGTAAACGATGCAGTAAATGGTGTTGCAATTGATGTGAATGTTGAGGTAGAAGTGTTACCCCAGTTCAATGCGCCTGGTTGGTGTGCCATCCACCAAATGTAACCAGATCGTTGATTGATAACATTTTTATAGAAATTTGTATTTCCAAAAGAATCTTTTGCGTCAGATGCCTTAGAAACAAAAGAGTATCTTTCAAGAATTGTATTTGCAGTACCAGAAAACAGGCCATCTTCGTCAAGAACGATGACATGCATTTCGTCTCCAGAACCACCACGACCAGCAACAAAGTCAGATGTACCTGGTGCAACACCAAGATTGTCTGCATATTGCCATTTACGAGTGATTGCAGTACCAGCAGCAATATTCGATGTGAAAGCAGTTGCAACAACGATTGCAGCTGCATTTACAGAAGCAACTCGCTTGAATGAAACACCACCATCGACAGAAACAAAGTCTCCTGGGTAGACATAAGATGCGATATTAGCACCACCAGAGGCATCAACATTTATAACTGTGGTTGAATCAACAAGATAGTTGAGAGCGTTAGCGGTGTGAGCGTGTTGAGCAGTTACATTTGACGAAAATGCGTTTGCACTTGGGCAAATTGAGACACGAATTGAGTTACCAAGAGCACCAGGCCAACGAGCAGCAAATGGGCCAAATGCGGTGTTTGATGCATCTTCATGATTATTTTCATAGTCATCTTCGTTTTCAATCAGAACACCAGAACCATTTGCGGTTGCATTGAAAGTAGAAGTTGTATTTGCAGCACGAACTACTCTAAGATTATTACTATATGCTAGAAAATTTGCAGCAGTGAACCAATGTTCATAATTATTTGTGTCAGGTCTTCCAAAACGGTCAACCAAACGAACTTCGTCAGAAATAGTGACGATTTCACGGGTAGGTCCCCAAGCAAAAGGTCCAGCAAATGCGCCAACGGATGTGGCAACGGCAGGAACAATTGTAGTCAGATCAATTTCTGATACATTTACTCCAGGTGATAGCTGAAATGCCATGGATTTCTCCTTATGTTATACGGATCAAATTTGTTTATTTGTCTATTTAGTTTTTTACAGATTTGAGGTAAAGTAACCTCTTTCCGTCCAAACATCACCACTATCCACAATCACTTCTTCTTTTCTGCCATCGTCAATAATACCAACTGGAGCAAGGTCTTCTTCTGCAAGTAAACTGTTTTCTTCTAAAAGAACACGCCTAATATCTATGTTTGTTTCATCTTTGAATCGACTTTGGGCCGACAACCAACCAAAAAGAACAAGTCCCATGACTAAATCATCATGGTTACCTTCTTCGGCTGCATAAGAGTCACGAATTCTCACAAAGGTGTTCAGTTCAGCGATTGTGTCAAAATCATTGATAATTAGTTTATCGTTTTCAATTAGTGTTTTGAGGTTCGCACAACCAATCTTTTTGACTGTTTTTGTTGTACGAATACCAAAATTTGAAGACCTTTTGAAACCACCAGAGATAGTTTGCCCTTTGATGTGGTGGTGGTCTAACTTATAAATGTTCTCATATTCAAGTTCATAGTGCATAATGTCTACGACTTGTTGACCGATGTTGTTAGTTTCAATCAATACAAAAGATTCATTGTATCGTGTCGCCAATGAATAGATGACGGTTGGAAAAAATAAAAGTGGTAATTTATTATTACGATATTTTGCTACTTGACGATAGGGTACTTCTGAAACATCAATCACATTGATAGACGAATAATCTTGTTCAACACCTTCAGCACAGTCAACGGTACAAATATACAAATGACCTTTCTGAGGTTGTTCGTAGATATCAAGACCTTCTTCAGATGATAATGGATTATGAAAGGCAAGTGACCTAAGTTTTGCACCAGACACCAGAGTTGCCGATGATCCGATAAACTCAGTTTCAAATTCCTGTCTAAACTGTTCTTCTGAAGTGTTTCGTATAGTTTCTTCTTTCCATTCTACATCACGACCTGGTACCATAGACCAGTGTACTTCAATTGGTTTATAGGTAGATCTCTTTTCAATCGCATCGGTCCACATCTTATAGAATAGATTGAGACCATTTGGTGTTGAAACGATAATGACCTTTGATGTTTGGCCAGAAGAGATCACAGGATAAGTTGAGGTAAAGAATTCGGTGGCCATGTTGTGTGGCACAAATGCAAACTCATCAAGGAAGATTAGATTGTATGTACCGCCTCGGACACCAGCGGCAGATGTTGCATAGGCGTAAATTTTAGAACCATTTTCAAGTTCTATGTTTCTTTTATTCCAAACAATCACACCTTGTTGCAACCAGATTGGAAGATATTCGTAAGCCTTCTGTAAACGAGAAAGAATCTCTTGTGCTAATTGACCTTTGTTTGCAAGAATACCAATTGTGTAATCGGCTTGAAAGAGAACACACCACAACATATAACCAACGGTAGTGGTTGTTTTACCCACCTGTCGTGGCATCTTACAGATTGAGAATCGATTTTCGTGAAAGTCTTGAACCATTTTCTCTTGAAATGGCCACATGTCAAAAGGCACAAGACCTTTATCCACATTGACAATCTTCACATAACTACGAATGAAATACACCGGATCTTCGGTGCATTTTATAATCTCTTTGACCTGTTCTTCGGTATAAGAGAGTTCTACTCCAACCCGTTTTAGTTTCTCATTTCCTAGATAACCGTCTGACATTATTCTTTACTACTCTTGAGAAACTTGACTAACTCGGTGGTGGAACCAACAAAAACTGCCTTGTCTACATTGATATTACCTTTAGATTCTGCAACACCAGTTAGGTCTTTTTTTCGTTTTTGAATTTCCATAAGGTCTTTGTTCATGTCAGCAAGATTTTTGAGCATGTTCGCTGCCACCTCAAAGGCTCTTGGGTGTTCAGATTGTTTGGCAATTTCTACAATGTGATCGGCCGCAACATTACCTTTTTCAATGAGTTTTCGTAGATTCTGCCGAGCATATTCAGCATCATCTTCAATTGCATTTGTCTCTACAATCTCAGTTGTAGATTCTTTTACATAAGGTTCAATGTCAAGAACCTCTGAGAGTTTTTCATTCAATTTGTTCATAGTAATGTATCAGGATATCGTGTGAATGTTTCTGAGAAACCAAACTCATCGTCAACTTCAGCAGTAATTGGATCTGGTTCAGTTACAATTGCAGTTGCTTTATACGCTTCTGTTTCTGTTGAGACTACTGTATATGTAGCGTTTGAAATATCTCCCGTTACAATATCATCAGCTTCAAGTAGACGATTTAGACCATCAACGACTAAAACACCTGTATTTGTATTACTAAAATATAGAACTGAACCTGTAATACCTTTTTCAATCGAGCGAATTGTTTCACCAGAAAGAAAGATACCATTACCGTTTGCGTAATCAACAGTCACTTTTTGACCATCTCGGCGTTGTGTTTCTAAAAAGATGTTTGTGTTGGCTC